CCCCAATATCGTTGACCTCACATAACACCCATGCGTTATTGTATGCCTTCACCGCATCGAAAATAATCGATGGGAACAACATGGGTTTGATTTCATTGTTCCTATATTTTGCAACTACTTTGTGGGGATATTCAGTAATATCGACAACAACAAAAGCTGAGTAATCTTGCCCACCACCTCTAGCCACGTCAACAGTACAAACATAGTCATGTTGATCTTGAGGTTTCTCGTATACATCTAATCCGTTACCTGACTGAATTGGCTTTTCATATACCAATGCTCTAAGTTTTGCAGGATTAATTAAAGTATCAACAGATCCTAAGAACTCACACTCAAACTCAACACGGAACTGTTGTTCACTGGTGTTCTTGATAGTCTGCTCTTTCCAGACTTCATCACGTCCAGGAACTTCAGACCAGTGAACTGAAGTTGGGACATATTCATTTTGACCTCTCTCGGCATCGTGCCACATTCTGTAAAAGTGGTTCATCCCGTGAGGGGTAGAAACCATAATTACTTTTGTTGATTGGCCAGACGTAATAGTAGGATAAACAGAGGCAAAGAACGAGTCAGCGATGTGATTTGGAACGAACGCGAATTCGTCGAGGAAGAGGATATTGAACGACATGCCTCGGACAGCACTCGCAGATGTAGAAGCTGCCAATACCTTACTGCCATTCTCCAACTCCATTGATCCTTTGTTCCATGCAATGATACCCTGTTGCATCCATTTTGGCAGGTTCTCATATGCAAGTTGTAACCTACTGAGAAGTTCTCTTGCAGTAGACGCTTTGTTGGCCAGAATACCAACGTTCACACTGTCATTGAATACGATGTAGTGCAGAAGATAAGATACCGATGTGGTAGACTTACCAGTCTGTCGAGGCATCATACAGATATTGAATCTGTTTTTATGAAACCTACTGATCAGTTTTTCCTGAAACTGATAAGGTTCAAAAGGAACAAGACCTTTATCCAGAGAAACAATGCGTATGTAATTACGAGCGAAGTAGACAGGATCTTCTTTACACTTAATAAATTCTTCGATCTGATCCTTCGTGAACTCGATCGCCGTATTGGCCTTCTTAAGATTCGGGTTGCCAAGATAAACCTCACTCATCGTCTAGTTCTTTGTAAGCCAACTTCATTATCGTATATATGTAATACGCAACACCCATTAAAAGAAGAATAAGACACCAGATGATAGACCAGGTGACATCATTAATATCTGCTAGGGGGCGTAGAACTAAATTCATAACTCGTTGAATTTATATTCAAGTATCATTCTATATAACCAATCACACAAGTACCACAAATGTTCCTGTTCCTGTGGATGTCTTGATGGTGATCCTTCCCAAGTCTCAATTCTTTTACAAACACAGTGATGTAAAAGGTGTATGTCTTCAATAGACATGTCTACATGATAACTATTCTCGTAGTCTTCATTCATGGATTTTTTGGGTCAATACCCAGTCTGATAAGATACTCTATCCACCATTCTGGATCTTTTTTGCGTTTCCAATTCGGAACATCCACACCTTTTTCGGAGTAGTATTCAAACAGAGCATCATCGATAGTCTGTGCGATCTCCATATTCTTCTTCCTCTTCATCAACGTCTGCATATGCGTTTGCCACATATGGTCCGTGTGGTTTTTTGGATTCTGCTCTGACATACTCTTTCTCATCGTTGATTGCAGACAACCAAACGGCCATCTTCATCATAACGTAGATAATAACGAGAGGTGCAAAACAAAGAACTAGTTTAGTAGTGTTCATCATCCTCCCATTCTGGTTCATAGAGTGGACAAGGTTCTTCAAAGAGATGACCCATCCTTAATTGATAAATCCTTTCTCGTAACGACTTGTAAAACTCCCGTTTTTCGTCTTCAGTCATGTTTTTTTGAAAATGGTTCCCAATGTTCCCACCCATATTTGTGGACGGCCCACATACCTAGAATAGGAACAAATACAAGACACCACCCCATGATGCCTAAAAGCCATGGATTATTTAGCACCCACGCAGCAAAATGACCAACTTTATGTATCATTGTGGATAATCCCAATTGGTTATTTGTTCCGTTTTGTGGACTGGACCCCAGAGCCCTTCGTGGTAGATATAAGGAGCAGTGCGAATTGGGCACTTATCACCAGTACACAGAAGATCATCGACAATCCTCCAAGATTCCATTACTTCATCTGAGTGGACAAAATGTGATTGATCAACACTGATTGCATCATGTAATAGTTTCTCATAACCATCAACTCCCAACCAATCAGGATATCGGTGTGTCAGTGTTGCAAGTTCAACCGAATCACCTAATCCAGGAGACTTGACATCAATTTGAATATCAAGGTGAGCATGTGGTTGAAGACGAATCACAATACGATCATTTGCCTCACCCTCAAACAAACTCAGTGGTGGGGCTTTGAGTTTAATAACAACCTCAACGCACTGATACGGCATTTTCTTACCAGTCAAGAAGTGAAATGGAACTCCTTTCCATCTCCAATTATCGATATAAAGATCACCTGCAACAAAAGTAGGTGTCATAGATTCTGGACCAACACCCTGTTCACTGCGATATCCCTCGTATTGACCAGTGACAAGTTTATGGCCAAGTCGAGTTGCAGAAAGAACCTTTACTTTTTCTCTGCGAATTTCTTTTGCGTCCATGCGAGATGGAGCTTCCATCGTAATGAGTGCAAGTACTTGCAACATGTGATTCTGCAACATGTCACGAACGACTCCGGCCGTTTCATAGTATTGGGATCTACCTTCACAACCAATAGTTTCCGTGGCATAGATTTGTACCTCCTCTATGTAATCGCGGTTCCATAGTGGCTCCAAAAGTATATTACCAAAACGAGTGGCAAGAATGTTATTAACAGTATCTTTGCCCAGATAATGATCAATGCGATAGACTTGTTTTTCGCGTAGATGTCTGCTAACCACAGACTGTAAATGATCAGCAGATTTATAGTCGTATCCAAAGGGTTTTTCGATAACCACTCTGGACCTTTCTGGATCTTCGAGTCGTCCCGATGCTTTGAGATTGGTGATAGCATTCTCATAACGTTCTGGCGGTACGGATAAGAAATATGTCATGTCGTCTACATCTGGAAGACTTTGTAGACTTTCTGGATTATCCAAGTCACATGATATATAATCCAATAAATGCATGAACTCTTGAGGATATTTTCCCAAAGATTTTTTCCAGGATTTTACTCCAGGATCACGTCTAGATGCACCAGTAATAACAAAATTCTCTGGGAGTAATCCTTTCTCCCAGAGTTTATGAAGTGCAGGGATTAGTTTTTTCTTACAAAGGTCTCCCGTTGCTCCGAAGATAACAATTCCTTTAGTGAGCTGTTCCGTTTCCATCGTAGTCGTCGCTGTCGTAGTAATCATTTTCACCTTTTCGTACCCCGAAATATATCGTGGCCAATACAAACGGTATTGAAATCCAGGCGAGTGCATTACCTAACATTGTGACCACCAAACATTGATCTCATACCATTCAAGACTTTGTTTGCGAATCGTCCAAGTCTTCTGCTTTCAAATCTTGAGTAGAGAGCAGTAGTAATAACAGGGGCTGGAACACCGAGATCCACAGCACTGTGAACAGTCCAACGACCCTCACCAGAGTCTGATACTCCCCCATCGAACTTGCTAAGCTCTCCGTCGCGGCTAAGAACATCAGCGGTAAGATCAAGTAGCCAGCTACCAACAACAGAACCACGACGCCATAACTCAGCCACCTGAGCAACATTAATATCGTACTGATAATCGGCAGGGTTGTCCATTGGGGCGACCTCTGCATCTCCTGCTTTAACATACTTAGAACCTGCGTTTGCTTCGTGGAGGATATTGAATCCTTCGGCGTATGCTTGCATAATGCCATACTCAATACCATTGTGGACCATCTTCACAAAGTGTCCTGCGCCAGGACCACCACAACGCAACCAACCTCTCTCGGCAGGACTCACCCAAGCGTCAGATTTAGTCCTGGGGGCAGCATCAATTCCTGGGGCGAGGGCATTAAAAATGGGCGCACAAGTGGCGACCGCAATATCTCCGCCACCAACCATAAGACAGTATCCACGGTCCAAACCGTAAACACCACCGCTAGTGCCACAATCAATATATTGGATGCCCAATTTTGCAAGGCGTTCTGCTCTTTTCCGACTGTCTTTAAAATTGCTATTGCCATGATCAATAATAATATCGCCTTCACTACAATATCGTAGTAGCTCATTGATCGTCTCCTCTACTGTTTCTGCTGGTACAACCATCATGAAGACGCCTGGTTTCCTTTCAGAAACTGACTTATAACTGTGTATTACTTGAACAAGGCTTTCCAGAGAAGCGGTAAATCCACTGATATAACCCTTTTCATATTGTTCTTCAGCCTTTGCATAGTTGTTTCTATATCCGTGTACTTCGTGGCCTGCTGCAATAAGACGGCGGGACATACCCTCACCCATCCTACCCAGTCCGATCATTCCTACTTTCATTTAATCATCTCCATTGCTTTGAGTAATTCATGACTATGTTGTAATTCATCATTTAAGATCTCAAGGATCTTATCATCATGTCCATTGAGTGCTAAGTGTTTAGCATATGTAGTTGCGGCATGAACCTCTACTTCGTAGGACAAATGGTAAGCAGAGCGAGGAGCCACCCAATAATAAACCACGTTGCTCCAATAGTAGATAAGAACGAGATGCCTGGCGACAAAGCGATCAATAAAATAAGCACTGCCGCCCCGACTTTCCATATATTCCAGATGTTCTGTTTCATTTACGGATTGCTCGAAGTGTTCTTTCATCAAATATAGATGTTCGGGACCACGTAGTCCCATGCTCTCCCTGAAATGTAATACACTCAAGAATGCAAAATAGGGTGCCCGAGCGATCTCCTCAAGCACCCAAAAACGTTGATAGTGTCTACCTCTGTAAAGATAATCAATAATAGAGATAGTAATATTTAAGACAAACTTGTTTAGTTTCTTCATGGCATATCGCCAAGGTCTACATTATATATTTTCATTAAGTAAATGAGATAAATTACTTATTTTGATTCCCCGACAAAAGTTAATTTAGAGTAATATTTAACCAGGGGAAAATAGGTTCAATCACTCCAATAAGTCTTAGTAGTCCCTCAGCAAATAGAGCAAGAACCACCCAACCGACGCACATACTAATGATAGAAGCATTACGGTTGTGTTGTCGTATTGCTGCATCGATCATCTCCTGTACTTCTTCTTTAGTAATATGATTATCCATCCTCTCTATAAAAATCCTCCATTCTTTTTTTGTCTTCGGGAAAATCTTTGTCGATGACTTCTAAACGTTTGGCCCAAGTATCTCCACCATCCTTACCCTTAGATGGATTGATACACTGGTGATTTCCGAGTTTATTGCAAACTAATCCAGCAAGATCTAGTTCATTTCCTGGTTTTCCTGTTCCAGACCAATAGTGTTGACCATTCAACCAAGTTGCACCACATTTAGGACATTCCGCCCTGGTCATGGATAGGTCGGACATTTCTTTGTCGTTTGCCATTTTTGTTAGGTGTGATCCCAAGTTGTTTTTCCAACTTGCGTCTCATGAAGTACAATCGTATTCTAGTTACCTGATATAAGAGTGTCAACTCAATATATCGGAACACACGCAAAGTGCCTTCGACACCCGCATACCAAATCATCCAGGCAACAATGGCTATGGTCAAATAAAGACCAATCAATTCTGGAAACAACGATTAACTCCTTGGGGGTTTAAGCTGTATCTATAAGATACACTATTTCTTAAGACTTCCGCAGTATAACTTCATACTTGTTTCAACACAATTATCTCTGTTCCAACCAGTTAAGAACTGCCAGTGCCTTTTTGTTAGTGTTGGGAGAAGCACAAGCAAGAGTGTAGATATCACTCACAGTTCCCAACGAACTTCTACCAATCTGTAGT